ATCAGCTCCTTGGAATCTCACAGGTGACCATTGGGAGAGTGATTGGCTCTCTGTGGACACTGACAGATTAGCACACTGGCAGAGGTCATTTGATCGTGTTTCGGTCTCCATGTTATCAAATGTAGAGAGGCTTGTCACCAAGGATATGGAATTTCAAGATGCCTTGAAGATTGAAGTTGCACGAAACTATCCCTTATTGGCATTGACTTATCTTGAAAATAAGAGAACTACATCGACAACAAACCAGACTATCAGATATTTGTGGATGAAATCACTTGGTGATAAAGAATTCAAGGGTCTGATGTCGAAGTTCCCAAAAAGAGTAAATTCTTATATACAATCCTTCATGATCCAGAGGTCTGTCGATTGCTCAATAACCCTATGCAACACGCCTTTAGGCAAATTAGTTAAGTTGAAAAGCATCTCTAGAGATGATGAAACTGGCATGTATGATGAGACAACAACTGGAGTTCCTGGTTTGTTCCCTCGACTTTTTACTTTTGGTGATGATCATGTGCCGATCTCATATAACTTAAATGAAATTTACTGGTGCATGGCTTACAATAAAGACAGGCAAAACTCAACACAAGATGCAATGGGTATAATTACAAAAATTCTCAAAGAGGAAATCAAGTATGAAAGAGAGATTGATTCTCGAACTAGAAAGAATAAGCTTAGATATCTATTTGGCTCCACAAGCCTAGAACAAGATATCAAGCATATTCATTCAAAAACACCAGAAAGTCATTATTATAGTCATAAGGCTGTCTCTTGTGGTATAAGACTTCAAGATTCTCACACAGACAATTATGGAGCAGGTAGTTCATGGCTGACAGACGTCAAAGTTCATTCAATACTAACTAAGAATCTCTCTGAATTTGCCACATACAAAGCCTCTGTTGCTTCAATCTGCGAGAGGATTAACAAGAATGATATGGAAGAACTTAAGAATCTAGGTAAAAGAACAAAAGCAATTGAATTAGTGGCAAATCTTGTTAAGGATGAAAAGTTACAAACTGCAATGGATGTCGCTATGAGTTATTCAGGCACACCAGGTGAGCAATTTGAGATTCTCATTCAGATATTCAAGAAAAATCAAATTGGCGGTGTTCGTGAAATCATAATCTTGTTCATAAAGGCTAGGATTCTATTTAACATTGTCGAAGAGATTTGTAGGTTGCTATCCAAATCTGACAAAAGAGAAATTCTGACAAAGGGTCGTGACAAGAGGTTGATGATGAGAGGGGACTACGAAGAAGTCATGTCAAGCTTTCCGAAAGGAACCCCAGTACGAATTATAAAAGAATCCTATGATATGTCAACTTGGTGCCAGAAATTCATACCGACCATATTTATGCCAATTTACGAGCATCATTTCACAAACTTTGACGGGATGAAATCACTTGCAAGGTTCATTTTCATGAAACATTCTAATAAGAAAATGGAGATACCTAAACAAATGGTTGGTCAATGGATGAAACATCCAAAAATCAAGCACGAGGAAGATTATCTTCAGTCAGTGAAAGATAAATTCTTACAAACAGGTGCCACGAATTTTGTGAACCATTCTAACATGTGTCAAGGAATTCCACATTACAATTCAACTGTATTGGCACTTTCTTGTCTGAGCTTGCGTGATGCACTTTTCAGCACGTGCCTGAAATTGCTAAATAAATCGAAGTCAATTGAATGGAGAACTAGAGCTGGTTCTGACGACAAAGGAACAATAATTGGATTAGATATGTCGAAGCCTGATGCTTATTACCAATATCTTTTGCTGGGTCAATGTGAACATGCAGCAGAACGGTTGCATTCCATGGAATTGTCAGTCAAATCTGCCAGTGGTAGCTTGCTTTATGAACTAAATTCAGCATTCATGGCAAATCTGGAGACAATGTCTCCCACTATAAAATTTGCGCTAGCCTCGACAGACACAATTGGTACAACATCATGCACAAAGTTTGTTAATGAATCATATGGGAGGATCAGACAGATGAGAGAGAATGGGTCATCATCTTTATTGTGTTCATATGCCCATAGCATGAATTCAACACATTTTTATGATATATTTGCCACTATGCCTGGAATGGAAAATGATCTAACTTCAATATTCAAGACATCATTGAACAACATTCCTTACGATTATGGTGTCTATCCACAATATGATGTGGATCTTCAAGATATAATTGGACCTGAGTATTACAATTACAAGCTATACAAGAAGGTTGGTTTCACAAAACCATTTGCTTTATTATATTCTGATATTGGTACAAAAGAATCATCCGGCGAGCAGTTTAAGATGTTTGACGAGGATACACCACTCATGAAGAAAGATCACTTTGGCATAAAACAGGGTCTAGTTAGGCAATTGGTAAGAATGCG